AGGAACAACACTCCTCTCAGGATTTACGATTGCTGGTGGTGCCTCTTTGGTTGATATTGATGATAAAGCAGCATTGCAACTTGGAAGAACTGGTATTGGTACAATCAGTGATACTTATACTCTTGCCTGTGCATCTCCCAACACTAACAAGTCAGCACTTGCTGTTTTAAACTGGATTGAACAAAGATAATAAATAGAAAAAAGGTTTTGTAAAAATGTCTGTCAAAGTAAAAACTGGAATTACAACAGTAGGAACTGGTGGAACTGATTTTGGTGGTCAGACTGAGATTACTTTTTTCCAAGTTAGCACTTCAGGATTAACTTCTACTACAGTTATTAGAACTGATTCTTTAGGAACTGAACTTGGAAGATATCATATTTTTGCCGTAGATGAGGCAAAAGAAGTAACTCTTAGAAAAGATCCAACTGATTTATTTAAAACAGTATCTGGAACAATTGAAGGTGTAGGTATCGCAATTTATTGAGTTTAATTCATGTCTGTTGATCATTATCTTGGTAATCCATTACTAAAAAAAGCAAATACAACTCAAGAATTTACAGAAGAACAAGTTCTTGAGTTTGCAAGGTGTATTGATGATCCAGTCTACTTTGCAATGAATTATATCCAGATTGTTACTCTGGATCATGGTCTACAAAATTTTAGACCATACGAATTCCAAAAAGTTATGTTGGATAGGTTCCATCATAACCGTTTTAATGTATGTAAATTACCTAGACAGTCTGGTAAGTCAACTATTGTTGTATCTTATCTATTACATTATGCAATCTTTAACGACAACGTAAATATTGCAATTCTTGCTAACAAAGCATCTACAGCGAAAGATCTTTTAGATAGATTGCAAACTGCATATGAGAATTTACCTCGTTGGTTACAACAAGGTGTTTTGACATGGAACAAAGCATCTCTTGAATTAGAGAACGGGTCAAAGATTATCGCAGCATCTACCTCAGCATCTGCTGTTCGTGGTGGATCTTATAATATCATCTTCCTGGACGAATTTGCGTTCGTTGCAAATCACATTGCGGATCAATTCTTCAGTTCAGTATATCCAACAATCTCTTCTGGTAAAAACACTAAAGTTATTATCGTGAGCACGCCTCACGGTATGAACCATTTTTACAAGATTTGGCACGATGCCGAAAGGCAAAAGAACGAATATATTCCAACTGAAGTTCATTGGAGCGATGTTCCAGGAAGAGATGAGGCGTGGAAGAGACAAACAATTGCAAATACTTCTGAACAGCAGTTCAAGGTAGAGTTTGAATGTGAGTTCTTAGGATCTGTTGACACTCTAATTAATCCGTCCAAAATTAGGACGATGGTTTATGAACAACCTCAAATAAGTCATCAAGGATTAGATGTTTTTGAACATGCTAAAGAAGAAAATAACTATGTAATTACAGTTGATGTTGCTAGAGGAGTTGGTAGTGATTACTCTGCATTTACTGTAATTGATATAACCACATTTCCACATAGATTAGTTGCAAAGTATAGGAATAATGAAATTAAGCCTATGCTATTTCCAAGTGTTATACATGAGGTTGCACAGAATTATAATACGGCATATATTTTATGTGAGGTCAATGATGTTGGAGATCAAGTAGCGTCTATTTTAAACTATGATCTAGAATATCCAAATGTACTTATGTGCTCTATGAGAGGAAGGGCAGGACAAATTGTTGGACAAGGATTCTCTGGAAAGAAAACACAACTTGGTGTCAAGATGTCCAAGACCGTTAAAAAGGTTGGATGTTTGAATCTCAAAACTCTTATTGAGGAAGACAAGTTAATATTTAAAGATTATGATATTATTGCAGAATTAACCACATTTATTCAAAAGCACAATTCATTTGAAGCGGAAGATGGGTGTAATGATGACTTGGCAATGTGTCTCGTAATCTACGCTTGGTTAGTTGCTCAAGACTACTTTAAAGAATTAACAGATCAAGATGTTAGAAAGAGATTATATGAAGAGCAAAAAAATCAATTGGAACAAGACATGGCACCATTTGGTTTTGTTGTAGATGGTTTAGATGATAGTTCTTTTGTTGATGCCGATGGAGATCGTTGGCATACTGATGAATATGGTGATATGTCATATATGTGGGATTATCGATAATGGATTTAGATGGTCAGTTAAAGTTTGGTCATTTACTATTACATGAAAGAAAGTGTCGTGTTTGTGGAGATAGAAAAAACTTAATCGAAGGGTTTTATAGAACTAGAAAGGACAGAGGAGCAGTTGCATCTTCATACTCATATGAATGTAAAGAATGCACTAAAAAGAGAGTAAATAAGGGATCAAACACATGGGAGTATCCAGATTGGTAGGATCACGTCAATATTCCCCGCGTAAATGACCTTTTTAATAAATATTTTCAGATAAACTGAGACTATCAAGGAGACAGAATCTCATGGCGACTCCTCAATTATCTCCTGGTGTACTTACTAGAGAGGTTGATTTAACCGTAGGAAGAGCTGAAAATGTTCTTGACAATATTGGAGGTATTGCAGGACCCTTTGAGCTTGGACCTGTAAACGAACCTATCACGGTATCGACTGAGCAAGAGTTGATCAACAACTTTGGTAAGCCAAAAACAGAAGACAACCAGTATGAGTACTGGATGAGTGCTTCATCATACTTGCAGTATGGTGGTGTTTTAAAAGTTGTTCGTACAGACGGAGACAATCTTGCTAACTCAAACGTTGGTGTAGGTACTTCCTCTGTTGCAGGAACAAAGATTAAGAACTTTGATGATTATAACACAAACTACGCAACATCTGCCGCATCTTTCTATTATTCGGCAAAGAACCCTGGCACATGGGGTAACGATCTCAAGGTTTGTGTTATTGACGACTTAGGAGACCAAATCCTTGGTATTGCAACCACATCTGGTGCATCAGTTGGTGCTCAAGTTGGATATGGAGTTACTGTAGATATCAGTGGTCAAGTTATTCCTGGTCTTGGAACAACTGAAGCATTCCAGGGTTACTTAAAGGGTTTGATTACCCAAGTAATTGATAGCCCAGAGTTAGGTCAAACTGCAGTTGTTGTAAAAATACACTCAAGAGTATCGACTGGTGGAACACAACCTGGAAGGCACTATAGAGTAAGGTATACTGAGAATAGTCCATATTCAGCATTCCTCTTAAATCAAAGAATCAGTTTCATTGATAACAATGGAGACGTTGCATCTCCAGTAGACTCTGTTTCTGCAGTTGGAATTACAACATCTACTGCAATCAATGGGGAGCAGGGTCAAGTTTATACTGGAATTGCTGGAACTGCAAGTGGTGCTGGTTCTCAAGGAACATTTACCATTACAAGAAATAACACTGATGGTAATGTTGATGCTGGCGGAGTAACTATTGTTAATCCTGGACTTGGATACACAGTTGGTGAAACTGTAACCTTTGCTGGTTCTGAAGTTGGCGGTTACGATTTATCTCAAGGTGCTATTGATCAAATTGGTTTGACAACCGCATCCACTGTTCCCGCTGCATCAAATGGCATCTATATCAATGTTGCTGGCGTAAGTACTGTTGGTACTGGCGTATCCTTCAATGTTTATAGAAATGCTTCTGGTGGAATTGGAACCGTCACAATGGTTGCGGAAGGTCTCGGATACGAGTCAACCACTATTGTCACTATCCCAGGAACTGCAATTGGTGGTGTAACACCAACTGATGACGCAACATTAGCAGTATCTTCACTTAGAGACGACAAGATTATTGTTGAAGTTACTGAGGCAAATTCTAGAGTTGCAATTGCTGGTATTGATGATTGGTACAACTCACAAACTCTGGGTCTTGATAACTCAACTATATTCTGGAGAACGATTGCACCAAAACCAGGAACATCGGGTTATGTTGCCGAAAGAAATGGTGAAAATGATGAGATGCACCTCGTCGTTGTTGATGACAGCGGTTCACTGACTGGTGTAAGAGGAAATATTTTAGAGAAACATCTTGGTCTCTCTAAAGCAACAGATACAGTATCTCAAGTCAATTCTCCACAAAAACTGTGGTATAAGAATTACTTGGCAAACTTCTCAAAATATCTGTATGCTGGTGCAAACCAAAGCACACAGAATGATGTATTCCACAATACATTCCCAACATCAACTGTATTCTCTTTAGCTGCAACTCCAACAATCTATCCATTCTCTGATCCAGCAACAATATTCTCTGTTCCAAGTGCTCTGAATAATTTGACATGGGATAGAAATGCTCAAGGAGCAACCTTTAGTTCTATTGGACCAGTAACATACACTCTTGAAAGTGGTAGAAACTACACTACTCAGGGAAATCTGAAGTCTGGTCTTGGTTCTATTATTGAAGCATATGAATTATTCAACAATAAAGAAGATGTTGCAGTTGATTACTTGATCATGGGTCCTGGTTTGGACACTGTTAGTGATTCACAAGCAAAGGCAAACAAACTAATCTCAATTGCAGATGGAAGAAAGGACTGTGTGGCAGTTATCTCCCCACACAGAGCAAGTGTTGTTGATTTGACCAATCCAGTTGTTCAAACAAATAATATTCTTCAGTTCTTTGGTCCACTTTCATCGTCTTCTTATGCAATCTTTGATAGTGGATACAAGTACACCTATGATAGATTCAACAATCTCTTCCGTTACATTCCATGTAACGCAGATATTGCTGGTCTGATGTGCAGAACAAACATCATTGCTTACCCATGGTTCTCACCTGCAGGTCAGCAAAGAGGTGTTATTAAGAATGCAATTAAACTTGCATACAATCCAAACAAAACACAAAGAGATTCTCTGTACTCTGCAAGAATTAACTCAGTAGTTAATCAGACTGGCGCTGGCGTAATCCTCTTCGGTGATAAGACAGCACTTGCATATGCATCTGCATTTGACAGAATTAACGTTCGCCGTTTGTTCTTAACAGTTGAGCAATCACTGCAAAGAGCAGCAGAAGCACAACTCTTTGAATTCAACGATCAGATTACAAGAACAAACTTTGTAAACATCGTTGAACCATATCTCCGCGATATTCAATCAAAGCGCGGACTCTATGACTATCTCGTAATTTGCGACGAGACTAACAACACCCCTGACGTTATTGATAACAACGAATTTAGAGCAGACATCTTCCTGAAGCCTGCTAAGTCTATTAACTATGTAACTCTGACATTCGTTGCTACAAGAACTGGCGTCAGCTTTGAAGAAGTCGCTGGTAGAGTTTGATCTACTAGATGATTAAATAACTAAGGAGGACCAAAACAAATGGCACGCGCAATTAGAACTATCACCGACTTCAAGGCAAAACTTCAAGGCGGTGCAGCAAGACCAAACCTGTTTGAAGTTAGCATTCCATCATTCCCATCCAGCGTAACTGGTTGGGATGATGAGACCTTTAACTTCCTGTGCAAAGCAGCAGCACTGCCTGCTTCAAACGTTGCACAAATTGAAGTTCCTTTTAGAGGTCGTATTCTGAAGGTTGCTGGAGACAGAACATTCGATGTTTGGACAGTTACCGTCATTAACGATGAAGACTTCAAACTGAGAACAGCATTTGAGCAGTGGATGAACCAAATAAGCAAGTTGGATAACGCTACTGGCGCTACCAACCCAGGATCTTACATGGTTGATGCATATGTACATCAACTTGGAAGAGGTGCAACTAAATTCTCCACAACAAATACATCTGACACCACAAATAACCCACTGAGAACATATAGATTCTACGATATCTTCCCAACTAACGTATCTCAAATTGATCTGTCTTATGACACATCAGATACTATCGAGGAATATACCGTTGACTTCCAAGTTCAATGGTGGCAAGCAGAGGGTAATGACCAAACTGGCACTGCTATTGTATAATAAATAGTACTAACAGTTTTAGTTACCAATTATAATGGCCAAATTATTTGGATTTTCGATAGAAGATAACGATAAGAAACCCAAAGGTGTGGTCTCCCCCGTTCCTCAAAATAATGAGGACGGGGTTGACCATTATTTAACCAGCGGGTTTTTTGGTTCGTATGTAGATATTGAGGGAGTATATAAATCAGAATATGATCTGATTAGAAGATACAGGGAGATGGCACTACATCCCGAAGTCGATGGTGCTATCGAAGATATTGTTAATGAGGCGATTGTAAGTGATACTAATGATAGTCCAGTACAAATT